GTACCCGTACCACACCACATTGGTACCTTTCGGAATAGTTTTCAAAATGTTTTTTGATGATGTACTGGACGCTGAAGAGCGAACATTCAAGGCACTTGCAGTCACCTTGAACACCACCGCAGACCTTACCGATTTGTCCTTGCTGCGTGCCGGCGCAACAGCTGAAGAAGATTTTTTCGGAGCCTCTTCGGATGCTTTGCTGGTATATTTTGGCAGACAAAAACCTCTGATGTACTTGCCGTTCACATTCAAGTTGCGATAGCCAACAGAGTTGTTTTTGTTTCCCTCAATGACCAAAATATTTCCGTTCGCAACACTTACAACAAGGCCAACGTGTTCCGGATGTCCGGTGTTGTCACCCTTCCCATCATCGTCCCAATCGTACATGACAAGATCTCCGGCCGATGGTTTGTAAGAGTCTGATTCTTTCCATCGACCAATTTTTTTATAGAGCTCAATCATCTTTGCGCAGCTGCATTCAGTCGGTGCAATGTCTGTCAGTCCGGCCTTGATGAAGACCGCTGAGACAGTCGTTGCACACCACGCATCGGAGTATTTTACCTTGTAACCACGAGCGAGCGGCTTGTGTGAATTGTAGAGATCAATAATTTTTTTGTGGCTGCCGTCACTCTCTTTGCAGCCGATCCAGCCTTGTGCATTGGCTACAACTTGCTTTCGAAGTTGCTGTTCAGTCATTGTGATTCAACTCCTTTAGAGTTTTTTACGGCACTCTCAATTTGAATTGTGAGCCATGAATCAAGGTCTGAAAAAGTTTTTGTGAGCCACCTTTTCGTACTTGCTTCCATGACCTCCAGCGCTGCCGATTTCGCTTTTTCAAAAGCGATTTGCTTTGCTTCATCATCGAAATTTCCTTCTCGCTTCAGAGCCTTTACAAAGGTCTGATTCACGAATTCAACAGAGTTGAAAACAGCATCGAGAGCAGCTGCGTGGTTTGCATCAGCAACCTTCAGCGAGATAAATTGAAAAGCATATCGCAATACCAAAGGCAGAGCGACAGTGAGTAGCACATATAAAACATCGTCAATGGTAATCATTGACCGCACCTCCATTGTGTGTATAGTGATGTGTATGTGTAGAACTCAAAGCAAAAAAGATATGAATGCCGACACGCTGGCAGCCACGATGGCAGCCGTGATGTTGTCCCACCACAGTCTCGGCCGGCGTTCGATTTCATGTAATCGCTCCTCATGATCCCGGATGGTTTCACCCTGGCTCCGGATAATTTCGGTCAGTTGGATGTTGCATTTACTGACCTCCTGAGTGAGCGTTTCGATTTTTTCCAAGCGCTCTTTGTCTCGTTGAAAACGCTCGTCAAAGGCTTTCACTCGCAAGGCGCAGACCTCTTCCGTCACTAATTTCTCCGGCATGACTCCACCTCCTAGCTCGTTGCTTTCTGTCTTTTCAGGTCCGCACGGACACGGCGCACGGAACGGTCCATAGAGGATGAAGCGCTGAATTTCGCCGCTTCCTCTGTCAACCCGGGAGCATTGATGGTGGCACTCAGACCGCCCTTGAAGTCAAAAGTTTGCTTCATGATCGGCACGCTCCACACGGTTCCATATCGGTCTGTGAGCGTCACCACATCCCCTGCTTCAAATGCCGGGTTGCCCCTCCATTGAACATTGCAGGGCATATACTCTGTGACCGGCATATTGGATTGAATGGTGTTGAGCATATCCGCTGTGATAAGCGGATTGGTGTAATCCGTGGCGCCGCTGTCATATTTGATTTCATTTCCCTCTGGGTCAGTCGTAGAAGGAGTGTCTGGAATAACCTGATTGTTGCAGCTGTGAAGGTTCTCTTCGTATGATTTCGGGAAAACAAGATGAGAGCCATAAGGCAAATAGCCAAGCTGCACCTGAATGTCAGACGGGTAAAATGGCGTGTTATAGATGTCACAGGATGAAGCCATGACATGGGTATAAAACAGGAAGCCGGCATTATCTCCCCGGATATATGCCTGAAGCCTAACAGGGTCATTCGGCCAAAGAGGGACCCGGTAATTGTCCGAATCCGTGTAGGTATTTGCCGATGGGTCATACTTGTAAAACTTCCACATCCATTCCTTCGAATCAGATTCATCATTCGGGAAGCCCATTCGGAACCAATAGCGAGGGAATGAAGAGTGAAGCGTGAAGGTCATATGGTCGTTGTCCGGGTCGTTGATCCCGCTTGTAAACCAGAACTCATCAGCATAGAGCAAAGTAAAATATCCCTGCACCAATTTGGCCGTACCGTCCAGCAGCTCCACGTTGGATGTCCAGTCGCTCGGGCTATAATAAAGCACCCAGTTTTTCGGGAGTGCTGCCATATTGAGCGGACAGTAAACAAGGGTATCGTCATAATAGGCGCTCTCATCCGTTGGGTCGAAAGAACAAAACGGACACTGGGTAAAGTACTTGCCGACATCCCAGCTGTACCGTGTGGACGGGTTCACGGCCTCCCCCGAAGATGGGACACCAAAATTATCTCCTATGTAGACCGCTCCGAGCGTATAGCTGAATATCTCCGTACCGTCCTCAGTCCTTTTATAAAAGTTCGCTGCGTACAGATCTGAAATCTCAAATTCCGCAGATGAGTCAAGGTATTCAAATCCTCCCCAGCCGACAGGATAGATATGGTCGGCCCGACTATTGTTTGAAAGGTAAATTTGAGAAGCGGTGGCCGTGACCGTTGTACCATCCAGGGTGACCGTCACATCATCTGAAAAGCAAACCATCAAGTCAGAAATGATTGCCCATTTATTGAGCCCCGTAATTTCTCTGGGATCCTGAAGATAGGAAAACTCAGAATCCGTGTTTGTGTCTGTATCGGCTGGATCTTCCGCATCCGGATTGTCCGGGTCAGACGGAGGAGCCGTGGAAACCAGAGTTTCCCCTAAGTCGGTGTACACGGAAAATCGGGAGCGGATAGGGGAGTCATTCAGGCGCTTAAAACCGCCCATGACAATCTGCTCTGTCTGAATACCCTTCCCGATGGATCGGTACCATTCGATGGCTATTTTCCCGTCCCTCGTTGCTTTGGCATACTTCCCGCACATCCCGGCTAAGTAGCCAAGGATTTCTCGGAGACTGTAGCCCTCCGGTTTTTCCTCAATGGTGATATCCGGGAAGCTGCCCGTGGATGTTGCCAGGGTCAAACCGGCCTTGCTCACCACATCCTGAATCATGGCCGAAACCGTAGTAGGGAAGGAGAGCTTGCATTCATAAGCACCGCCCAGCTTCACCATGGCATCCTGGGCAACGATATCCACCGTTTTATAATCATCGGAGCTGGAAGGGTCGGTGATCCAGAAGGTACCCATGAGCACATATTCAATGCTCCCGTCCTCCAGCTCTATCCCTCTTTCGATGGTCATTTGCTGCCCGGCATAACCTACACCGCTTTGATATTTGATCTTCACATTTGCCTGGGCAGAACAAGCGCACCCGGGCTTCATGACCTCGCCTTCGTTGACCGCTTCCGTAATGGAAACGCTGCGGATATGTTCACCGGTGAGCACGGTACTTCCGATGGTTACCCGGCTATGGTTAATTCTTCTGCATTGTGCCGATACAGCGCTTTGGAAATCACCGCTTACATTCTGCATTGGCACTCCTCCTATTGCTCAACAAGCTCTACGGGATCGATTTCCCAAAGTCGGGTGCCGTCCCGGTAGATCCGGAGCATATTTATCTTTCGGTCCCCACAATAGAAGGTGCTGGTTACCCAATCATCCTCCCGGGGGTCTATGTACTTGATTTCAAAAAAATCCTTTTGCATGGAAGCAAGGAAGGATTTCAGCTTATCTCCGGTCAGAGGGGCCGGGCCGGCGCCGATGGTGACCTTTGTTGCCACTCTATCCCGGCAAGCCAGCCCCGTTCCTTCACTTCGATAGGTGCCGTTGGCATCGTCCAAGTCGGAGATCTGAAAGCTGTAACTCTGGAGGGCAAAGGCCACTCCATCTATCTCAATGATTTCCTCTGCCATTGAAAATGCCTCCTAGACGGTCAGGGGTGACCGGCCCCTGAGCCGTGTTTCGTTGTTATGCCGGCGAACCACATCTTTATAGATTGGCTCCCCGTTCAGCTCCACGCTAAGCTGGATCGGCTGATTGCTGCCGGTGGCACCGGTGCCCATGACAGAGCGGACGGCTTCGGCCACGCCCTGGGAAAC